CAAAACTGCGAGTAAAATTATTTCTACTCCCAGAGTTCATTTAGAAGGATGGTCAGGAAGCTTTCCAGGTGCGGCTATGGCTTGGGAGAAAAAGCATAGATCTCGTAGCCAAAGCAAAGAAACTGACGAATAGCCAAGTCAGCTTCTTTCCTATAATGCTAATGCACAGGAGAATAATATGGCAGAAGTAATTGACGAAGTTTTAGAAAATGAATTGGAAGCTTCTTCCCTAGATGAAGAAAAGGTTGAGAACTCTGAACCAGAGCAAACTAAACCAGAACCCGAAGCTAAAGAAGAAACTAACCCAGAGGATGATCTACCAGAAAAGTATAGAGGTAAATCTGTTAAGGACATTGTAGCTATGCACCAAGAAGCTGAAAAGCTAATTGGTAAACAAGGTTCTGAAGTTGGAGATTTACGTAAAATAGTAGACGACTTTATTAAAACTCAAACGGCAACTAGTTCAAAAACTACAGAAAAAGAAACAAAATCAGTAACATCAGAGGATATTTTAGAAAATCCACAAAGAGCTATTGACGAGGCTGTACGTAATCATCCTTCTTTAAAAGAAGCACAAAAAAACGCAGACCTTATGAAACGTAATGATACTTTAAATCGTATTAGATCTGAGTATCCTAATGTTGAAGAAATTGTTAATAACTCTAATTTTGTGGAATGGATTAAAACATCTCCTGTAAGAACTGAATTGTACTCTAGAGCAGAAGTTGATTATGATTTTAATGCTGCTAAAGAACTTTTAGATACTTGGAATGAAAAACAAAGCATTTCTAAAAAAGTAGCTGAAACTTCTAAAGTAGACAGAGAACAACAAATTAAAGCTGCTGACGTAGGTACTAACAGTTCTAGTTCTGAACCTGTTTCTAAAAAGAAATATCGTAGAAGCGATATTATGAAACTTATGCGAAATGATCCTGATAAGTATGAAGCCATGTCAGATGAAATTATGGCAGCATACAGAGAAAACAGGGTTATTTAATTTAACATTTTAGAAAAGGAGCTAAACTATGGCACTAGGTACAAATCATGTAACTAATACCACAGCCGAGAAGTTTATCCCTGCGATTTGGTCGGACGAGGTTATTGCTGCTTATAAAGCTAACTTAGTAGCAGCTAACCTATTCAAAAAAATCTCTTTCAAGGGTAAAAAAGGCGATACATTACACATTCCAAAACCAACACGTGGTTCTGCATCAGTTAAAGCTGCATCAGCTCAAGTAACATTGATTGCTGCTGTTGAATCAGAAGTACAAGTACCTGTTGACAAACACTACGAGTACTCACGTTTGATTGAGGATATCACAGAAGTACAAGCACTTACATCTATGCGTAGATTCTACACAGATGATGCAGGTTATGCTTTAGCTAAACAAGTTGATACATCATTAATTCAACTTGGTCGTGGCTTTAATTCAGGTGCAGGAACTGCTGCGTATGCAAATGCGTTTATCGGTTCAGATGGTACTACAGCTTACAGTGCTGCTGGTAACAACGAAGCTGCACTAACAGATGCTGCTGTTCGTAGAACAATCCAACGTCTTGATGACAATGATGTTCCTATGGATGGTCGTTTCTTAATTATTCCACCATCAGCTAGAAACACATTAATGGGTTTAGCTCGTTACACAGAACAAGCCTTTGTAGGTGAAGTTGGTAACGGCAACACAATCCGTAATGGTGAAATTGGAAATCTTTATGGTATTCCAGTATTTGTTTCTTCTAATTGTGATACTACATCTGGTACAGGTGCTGCTCGTATCTGCTTAATGGGTCATAAAGATTCAGCAGTTCTTGCAGAACAAGTTGGTGTACGTTCACAAACACAATATAAACAAGAATACTTAGGTACTCTTTACACAGCAGATACTCTCTATGGTGTTAAAGAATTACGTGATGATTCTTGCTTTGCAATAGCAGTTCCTGCTTAATGCTTGGGAGTCCCCTCGTTCTGAGGGGATTTTCCTTTTAGGAGATACAAATGA